TTTTAAACCGCCATAATATAATATTCTGATATTTGAGTTCGTTGGTTTTATTTGTCCGTTCGTATCAACTCCATAAATTTTAGATATTACTCTATCATGACCTATTGTGTTAACCAAAGGTGTCGGACTAAATATAACTTCTGTTTTAACTTCGCCTTTTAAGAAATCATTCTGAATATCATATCTTTGTTGTCCGTAAATTTCATTGTATCGTGTTGTATATAGGTTATTAAAGTAATCAGTATCACCTTTATATGTAAACAAGTAAGTCTTATTATTTAGCTCGCCCATCGGTATTATCTTTGTTTCCTTTGAGTAGTCAAGTTTCTGCGACCAGTCCCTTGTAACACCACTACTATAAAAAGTCGGTCTCGGTTCAATGATTAAGTTATTCGCATTTGTTTTATCAATTTCAACGAATAAATTAAACATCTTAACTATTGAGTTAAAAAAATCACTTTGAAGTACTTTGTCAGGCAATACGTTGTTTAATTCCAAATCATCACCTTCTTGTAAGTTAGTATCTGCCAATGCTACCGCAAAGTAACTATCAGCTAAAAAGTTCATCTTAAAATTAGAAGTAGTGTTATGAGGTTGATAGGTTCCACCGCTTTTATAAATAGTATCTACAAGTGTACTGCCTTGCTGACTTAGGTTATAAGATAATGTACTTTCTACATACTTAAATTGAAGTATATCATTTTCATTTAAAAAAGTAGTTATTGAAAACGTACCATCCGAATCTAAACTTGTTGCACCACTTGTTAATGTTGTTATCGTTCCTGCTGTAAACATAAATGAATCATCTATGTTAGCATTTGCAGGTATTGCTTTCATCCAACAGTTACGCCCTGCAATCATTTGAGTAGTATTTTTAAATACTCCCATTTGACCTACATGCCTACGTGATTGAGTTAATTCCGCTGTCGCTGTACTTGGCTGATGCGTTATATTTGCTTTTATATAAGCTGTTATTGTATAAGTTCCTGCTTTTGGTACCACAAACGTATTAAAGTCAGCACCGCCATTAATATCATACCAATGATTGCCACCATCAAAGTTAGGGGGTGTTGTTTTATCTGTGAAACTTACATTACTTGTTAATGGTGCGACTAAATCATTTAATACGCTAACAGTTGAAACCTTACTTGCTCTCATAGTTCGTTCCCTTACTTGCTCCGCTGTTACCTTTAATGTAGATGCGCCTGAATAAGGTAATATTAAATGCTTAAACATTTCGCTATTAAAGAAATTAGATTGATACGAATAGCCAGCCTGACTAAACATTTTATCAATAATAGTCTTTATATATATAGCAGGGAATATATGCTCAACTCTAAATTGAGTATTTACAGAATAACCATAATCTAAATGCGGGTAAACATAGCCATCGCCAAAATCACGAAGCCAGCTTAAATACTGATTATGTAAAGTGTATGTATGGTCGTATTGACTTAAGTCTATTTCTCTTAAATACTTATTAGTAAAGAATTGATATATGTTTTGTAATTCACCAAAAAAAGCAACCTCATAACTTATTTCGTATTTATCAGTTACATTAACATTCAACAACTGACAAATGCCACTCATTTGTAAAGCATTGTTGTAATATATCTCGGCTTTTGCTTTTAGGTTAGGATTAAAATTCGGATTAAAGTTAGTAGTGCCTGAACTATCCACAACTGCATTAACATTCCAAATATTTGAAAATAGATTATTGTTAAACGAAGAGCCAGGTAGTATAACTGTCTTGCTCCATGTAGTACCTTTCTTTTCAGGCTCTCGTATGTCTGCAATGTCAAAGTTAAGAGGAATACTAACATCGTCCTTTAAATCTATTTCTTCGTTGTTAATGTATATCTGTGTTAAAATCATCTTCTTTGTCTTTTACGGTTTTGTGAATAAGTAAATGAAATAACTAAATTAAATAATTGGTCACTTGCAACGTATTTAGTTTGGTAAGTTGAATTGGTAATGTTAACAGATACCAAATCGCTACCGTCATAAATATAAACGTCAGGACTTGTAACTAATTGCTCTAACCAAATAGATTCAGCTTCGGTAATCCAGTCGCTATTAATAGTTATTGTATCGTCAAGTATAGTTTCGTACTGGCTTAGTCCTCTACTTGTTGTTGAATAATTGTAATTAACACCTGTCCACGTATTTGGATTACTTTTAAATGTGTTACGTTTTATCATTGTGTTTTTTGAGGTAGCTCCTGTAAACGTGTAATAATCATACTTACCGTAATTATTCATAAACTTAAAACGAATAGGCGTGTACTTACTACATATATCTTCGCCAGGGTAAATAGTTATTGTTTCACTTACTGTTTGATTTGAACTGTTTTTAATAGTAACAAAATAATATTCATAAGTTGCAGGAAAAATTGGTGTGGTTCCAAAAGATAAATCACTATCACTTAAAGTATCTAACCAATCATAATCAACTTGAACGTTTATGCTTCTGTCTGCTCTATTACTTAATGCTGTGTAAGGGTTTTGTATTCTTACTGTATTAAATATAGTTCCATCGTCATAAAAAGTTTTTATCTCTAAATTATAGGCTTCATTAACAGCATCAGTCATAAATCCTAAAATCAACTTTTCGCCTGACCTTGTTTCAAAAGTTGGTCTATCAGTTAAGAATTTACTTGAAGTATTTTGCAATACATACTTATTAACTGTATAGTCTAAAAACATCAAAGGCTCAAACACTCCATTATAAGCATAACCGCTTGAGCTTGTTAAATTAGGATAATTAGTTATTCCACTACTCGCTCCGTATTGTTCACCAAATTGAACTACATATGATGCAATAGAGTTACCGCATTGCTTAAACGTGGTTGTATTATCTTCATAATCTCTACTCAATGAATTTTGAACAATGCCACTAATATCAAACACACCGCTCGTATTTGTTGGATTCGGTGCGCATTGTAATCGTGTGTAAGTGCTACTTCCATTCATATAAACATCCGCTATATATCTGAAGTTAGGTTGTGCTATGTTTGTACTGCTTAAAGTAAACACCATTTGATTATATGCCGGTGAATAGCTGTAAGGTGTGTTATAAATCGTTAATGCCATCTTCGTATGCTTTTAATATTTGCTTTTTAAATGTATCGAGTTCCTTTGTTAAAAACGGAAATCCTTTATAGTTAAATCTTTTTATAGTACCCTTTTGTAATATTTTTTTTGCTATTAAATAACTTAATGTATCTCGTGACTTTCCTTGCATATTTGCTTGTAAATTAGGTTTTTGTGATATCCAAACTCTTATATCTTTTTTTAATTCATTTAAGTCTGTTTTAGTATAATTAGGTTTAGGTGGAGTGCCCTCTTCGACTTGTCTCCAATAATCTTCAATTTGTATTAATACTTTTAAAATTCCTGGATCTTTTTCAATTGGCAATGGCTGAATAGATGCTATTAATTTCCCTGACGCTTCTAAGTTATTATCTCTTAAATTCTTTTGTACTTTTTTAATAAAGTCTTGAATTACTATCTGTAAATTATCAGGTTCTACATTTTCAATATTATCCTGTAAGTTATTGAAAAAGTCGTCTAATGCTTTGCTACTTTGCGCTGTTAACTTTGCCATTTGTTTCTATCTTTTACAAAACTTAAATAATTTAAAAAAGCCACTACATTCATGTTTAAATAAAAATCCCATTTACTTCTATCGCCTTTTGACAATCTATCGAGTGTAACATACCAACCCCAATAATCTAAATGTTTTTCTTCGTCTGTTCGCTCATCAACTTCATCACTGTCTCCGTCGCTTTTTGGTTTTCCTTTTCCAAATAGGTTTCTATATCTGGTCGTAAATTGACTATAAGATTGCAAAAAAAAACACACAACGGATAAACTATTCCTACTTTCATTGTTTTGATATGCTCTATTGTTTCTATTTCAATAGGCTTAAACTTAAACCATTTACGTTTATAAGGCTTAATAAAGATACTTGCTATCTCAGGTAAGTTTTGTACTATCGTATCTTCGTCCTTAGTAAAATTGCTTAGTGATATAAAGTCTCCAGCGCTTAGTTTTGTTATATCGTAGTTTACATGCCACCAAATATCATTATGCTTAAATACCTCTTTTGGCTTAGGAAAGTTCATTGTGAAAATAAAGTTAACCGCTTTGATTAATTCTTTTAGCGATTCTAAACTTATCTTTTCAATTTCATGTACCGGCAAATCACTAAGCACACTTAGTATTCTTATTTCTTTGTCTATCTTATCTAAATTGCTATCATTTAGCAAATCATAGATAATCGGAAATTTCTCTATCGTAATTGAATCCCAACTTTTTGGTATTGTTACTTTCATATTGTTAAGTACCTTTTTACATTATTGTGTATCTACCTGTTTTATATTTATTGTATGCGTGAAAACTTAAACACGATGCCATTACCCCATCATCATGGAATCCACTTGTTGCTGAATATTTAATTACTCTGTTCTTAGGGTTATATTCATACGTAAACATTTCCAACTCTTTGTCAAGCCAATCCACATTTAAGAATTTAACCTCTTTGTTTTGGTTTGCCACAATTAAACTTTCAACTATTTCTTTTTTGCTTTGATTAGTTGTTACAAATGGTTCAATAGTGCAATAACTTGAACATTCCTTTTGCAACATTTCAAATATTACGTCTCCAATTGAATTAACCTCAACCAATGCAGTGTGGACATTATTTGTCCTTAATCCGTTTGCTATGTTTTGAACTATTGAACTCCAATCGCTATGCCTCCACCTTTCAATGTAGTATTGTTCGCCATTCTCGTTAAATATAGATAGCACCGAGTAATCGTCTGCCCTACCTAAGTCAATACCTGCAAAAGATTTTCCATGTGGTTTGTTATCAGATAGTTGTCTGTTATTAAATAGCATTGCAGAACCATCAATAAACTCAGCAAGGTATTCCTGTCTAAATATCATTTCAGGTAGCGTTAACTTTGCATCGTCTATCTCGGATGGGTTAATCATAGGGTTATCGTAGCTTGTCATTGTGAATGACTTATACTGCTCATTGATGCCATCCAATTGGTGCATCTTATAAAAATGGTTTTTACCTTTTGGAGTTGAAATCAAAAGAACCTTTTTACCTTTTACCAAAACAGTTGCTCTTAAAACTTCAGTCCATGCCTTTTCATCCATAAATGCAAACTCATCACATACCAGGTAATCGAATGTGAAACCTCGAATGTTATCGTACCGTTCTGCTGAAAAGAATTGAATGGTTGACCCGGTGATGTACTCTATAATTAATTCTGACTGATTAACCTTTCTGTATATCTCCATCCTTTTAGCAAATGCCTTAAACGTTTCTTCAAATACTTTTTTAGATTGTTTATAGACGGGACTTACCCACGCTATTTTAGAGCCTTTATTGTTTAAAGCCCAAAATAACATTTGATTCAATGCCAATAATGTTTTACCGAACTGCCTACCTATATTTATCACATAGTACTTTTCAGTTCCGTTGTTTATTGCATTATGTATTTTCCTCTGATTCGGATGGGGGTTGTATAGTATTGCTTTCGCCAAAGTCAGCTTTAAATTTCATATTACCAGTTACCTTAATATCCTGTTGCTCAATATAACCTCTTTTCTTTGCTTTACATTTTAAATAAAACATTGTTGATAGTGGATTGCCTTTTTTTATTTGTTGGTGCAATGCTGATTCTGCAAAGTCAAGCGCAACGTTGTCAATCTCTTTACATTTACGCTTATAATCTTTATCTTTCTTTAACCAGTCATAATGTGTATCACGATGTATACCAACTTCTTTACAAGCTGTAGAAACTACATTTAAATGCTTTTCTAATGCAATAAGCATCTGCTTTTTTAATATGTCGGAATTTGAAGCCATTTTCTTTATACTTTATTTATAAAGTACCATTTAATTTATTTTGAGATTCTTTAATGGTTGCTAATAAGTATTCAAGTAATTGTCTCCTACATTCTGAACATCCTAAGTTAAAAGGTTTGTTTCCTAACTTAATAGCTATTTCGTTTAATTCAGTCCAGTTAAATGTTGGTGAATAGTTTTTGCCCATTGACTCCCAATTTAATAAAGATTGTTTTATTTCTTCATTCATAGATACCTATCGTTTATTCGTTCAAAGAGTGATGCTATTAATGCAAAGGTAAACGGAATAGTTAACAAATCAAAATAGTTAGTAAAGTTAATTATTTGATAAATTAAAAAAGTCCAATAGGTTAAACATAAAGGACAGGTAAATGGTTTTCTATGTAGCCAAATAGGTTTTGGGATAAATTTTGCTATTATGTATGTAGTTGCGAGTAGTTGAAACATTAGTATCCTTGACTTAATAAACAAACTGATTCTGCATGAGGTAAATGTCCCGGGTTACCAAAGTAAGCGAAGAAAGTAGAATGAGGGTGCAAAGGTTTTATTTTTTCTTTTGCTAATAAAATACTCATTACTGATTGATCATGCCTATGTCCTTTCACTCTATTGTCTTGACTTACTTTATTTGATTCGTTAGTCCAGTCTCCCTCATAACATCCTTTTATTTTAGTTGCTTTATAATATTCGTTAAATAGTTTAGTTGCCTTTTCATTTTTGAAATTGAATCCCATTAAACAAGCCATTATCATAGGGTGCTTAAAAGATTCGTCTCTGCTCATTACTAAATTGTTTAAACATTCGTCTGAAGTATAGTCTCCTATTGTGTAACCTAAATTATCAAAGAATATAAATCCGTTTATGTTTATGTATTCAATAAATTTATCTAAACTTTTAATTGAGTAAACGCAACTATCTGCCCAAATAACTATATCATAATTCTTTTTTAGTTCGTTTATTGCGTAAGGTTTAAATGAATAAGGTACTTCGCTATGTGGTGGGTGCTGTAAGTTTTCTTTTGTAAATAAATGAAAATCAACTCCTTTCAATGATTCTTTTAACCTTTCAGCATAATTAAAATATCTATCAGCATCCGCATAGGAATACTTATAACATTTACTTGCATAGGTGCAAAAAGCAATTCTCATTAATAAAGTTTATTTGTTGAAATATATCTATAATGATAAACAGGTTCGTCAATTTTAACTTCTGTTTTAATTAATCCTAAGTTTTTTAATTCCATACAATAAGCGTAATCTTCAAAGTTACTTTTGTTTTCAAATTGTATTAACTTTGCTATTTCTCTTTTTGTTGGTGTGATGTGGTTTGTAGGTCTTAAATAAACTTCATAACCTTTTGAATAGTCTGCTGTATATTCTAAGTCCTTACTAATATACCATTCTTTTTGATTATTACCATCGGTAGTCATTATTCCGTTTATTCCAAGTGCATCAGGTTTTTGTTCTAATGCTGTTAAAACATTATGTATTGCATTCGGCATTATCATATCGTCATCATCAATAAACCAAACGTAATCCCCTTGTGCCGATCTTATTAAATCGTTTCTTTTTTGACCAGTTGTTTTAGTTCCTACAGGTGCATCATCTGAAATAACCTCAACTAATCCAAAAGCATTACACATTTCTAATTGCTTATTGATTTCTGTATGTAATTCTAAAAACAATTTAGCTCTTTGAGGTACCGTTGGAATAAGTATTGATAATATCATAATTCTTTGTTTCTTAAAAGTACATCCCCTTGATAATCAAATTCAATTTCAAAATTAGGTAATGCTTTTAAAATACCTTTTAAACCAGCATCGCCTTGATATAAGTTTCCAAGTGAGTATTCAGTATAAAAAAATCTTACATTTTTAAAAGTGTTTTTACCGCCTTTAATTAGTTTAACTTCTGCGCCTTGAATGTCCGCCCAAACAAAATCTATTATTTTATTTTGTAATTGGTTTTCTTTTATAAATGTATCGAATTTAATTGATTCAATTTCCTTTTCTTCAAAAGTCATTTCTTGCCAATACTTTAATACATCTTTTGGTTTATTTATTGAAGATGAACCATAGTAATGTTCGGTTGTATTGCCATCAACTACTTTTTGTCCGCCACTTTCATAAAACTTAACTAAGCCATCTTTGTCTCCAATAGCTTTATTAATGCAATAAAAATTTTGTCTTTTATTGTTTTCACTAACTTGTTTAAATAAAGACCTTACTGGCTCAAATCCATAATAGTTATATTTAATGTTTTGCTCTTCTATTAAATTTATTATCATGTTTGAATGATAAGCATCACACATTCCAAATTCAAAGATCAAAACTTCTGATTTGTCTTTTATAATCTTTTTAATGTAATCAAATATATCCATTATATTACTGCTATTATATTTTCGTTATTTGTTAAAATCACTTTCATATTATATCGCTTTATTTCTTTCAATATATCTTCATATAAAGTTCCATTATGTTCAATACATAAACAACTGCAACCTAACTCAATTAAATCCATTTGTTTTAATATTGATAAATCATAACCTTCAGCATCTATATTTATAAAGTCATATATTTGCCAATAGTTAAAATCAATCCATTTTAATGACTTTACCTTTGTTTCTTTATATTCAGTTTTACTTTCCCATTTTTGTTTATCAGTTATTGAAAGAGTAGAAAGTAAATCACTATCACCATTGCCTAAATGTTCGCCTGAATTGTAAAAAGTCATTTCACCTTTAAAATCTGAAATTGCTATATTATGTAACTTTACTTTTTTATTGTCTTTGTATAATTCAATAAGTTTATTGTAAGGTATTTCAGCCGGTTCAATTAATTCAGCACTCCAACCTAACTCTATTAACTTTCTGCTATTAGACAAAGTTAAACCATCATTTGCACCAATATCTAACAAATTACCTATCTTATTACCAAAATAGCTTAATATTATTTGCTCTTCGTTATTCTGACTATACATTGTAATACTTTGGAGGGTTAATTAATAAATGCTTAGGTAAACAATAATTATTCGCTCTTCGCTCTTTAAATACTCTAAAATCATTATCCCACATGTCTTGACTTTCAGTTTTTCGGTATTGTTCATCATATTCACTTAGTCCCCAAGCAGGATGCATATGTCTAAATAAAATCTTATAGTCACCCATGTACTCATATTTACCTAACATCCATGCCACTTCAGTTGCTTCACAATCACACCATAATGATTTATAGTCAGGATGATATATGTAATTAAATCGCTTATAGTAATCAACTCCCATTATGCTCATTGTCATAATGTTAGAATGTTGGTTGCCATCTGAATAATGCAATACCTGGTCGTAATTTCTTTTGAAGTCTTGTTTTATAATTCTATCAAATCCCTTTTCAATGAATAGCATATCATCGGAAGTATTGATTAAAATTTTCCAGTCTTCAATCAAATCCATGTCTCTATTAATAGCATCTATTTTATTCTTTGAGTAGCCATCAACCATAAAAACATTAGGGTGTTCGTGGTCGAATCCTTGCATTGTAGTGTCGTCTTTGTCAATAGATACTAATATTTTATAATTTTGACTTGCACAATTCATAATGATATTATCAATTGCTTTTCGTGCTTTCTCGGGTCGTGAACGTGTTGCTAACTTAAAAAGAATCATTGCTCAAAATTACAAAAATAGTTTTCACTTTTTAATTCATTCACAAATATTTTACTATTATTTTTTATTTCTTTTATTTTTTCTTCATCTGTTAAACTTGACTTATGTTTCTCGTTATAATCCATAGCATACAGATAATCTTTTGTATTTTTTAATTGTTGATAAGGTGAACGTGTTAAATTAGCTTTGTATATTCTATGCGAGTAGCCAGCATGTTCAAATCCATAGCGACCATAGGCAGAATTAAGATAACCGACTTTATTTAATACCTCTTTTGTTATAAACATAAATACACCTCCGCAATCACAATAATGTTCAACATTGCCTGTTTGAGCTAATACCTTATGTTTGGTATCTAAAAATAGTAAATGATTTTCTTTTGAATTTATAAAAAAGTCAGTCCAATTGTCTTTAATCGGATAGCAGTCATCATCAAATAAGAAAATATAATCACAATCCCTTAATGTGTAAAGATTTTGATTTTTAGAGTATGCTACCCCTTTATAATTAACATCTTCGTGAATGTGTAAATGATAGTTTGTAGGTTTAAACTTTTCAAAGTATTTAAGCCACCTTTCAACGTATTCTTTTCGGTTAGGTGTGGTTGTTACGCCAATACCGATTTTAATATTTGCTTTCTTGTTTGAGTCCATTTTTCTATATTATAATTTTTGTTAACGTAATTGCTTAAACTTTCAGCATACTCTTTTTTCATTGCTTCATTTCGAGTTAATTCTCGAATAACCTTAAACCAGCCATTTACATCGTGATTACTTAAAAAGATTGCAGTTTCTTTTGGAAAAGTGTTATAAGGCAGTACATCTGAAACTATTGCAGGGTTTCCGTGCATTCCAGCTTCTAATAATTTGATTTCACTTTTGCACTCACTGAATAAGTTATGCTGTAAAGGTATCAAAGAAACATCGGTATAGTTATATGCTTTGCCATACTCATGTACGTGTAAGCTGTTTAGTCTTAAATATTTATTACTATCAAAATTATTAGCAGAAAGTACGCTCTCGTAATACTTATAGTCTTCGTTGTCATTATACCCTCCTAAAACAAATTGAGCGTTTAAATTACTTCTATATGCTTTTAAAATAGGCATCTGTAATATTGATACATCAACTTTGTGAAATATACCTGCTATGTAACCAAAACGTGTTTTTTCTGACTTTGTTTTATTAGGTTGCCATTGTTCATCCATTGCATCTAAACAGTTTGGAATAACATCAACTTTATTAGTATACTTTTTAATCTTAGTTGCTAAATGCTTAGTTGTTGTAATTACTAAGTCTACATGCTTTAATATTTCAATTGTTTGGTCAGGTATATTATATTGTCTGTAAATTTTGTATAACTGATGGGTTTGAGGTAATAACCAAATATCATCAATATCAAAAATTACTTTAATTCCAAGTGAATGGTACCTTTTAATCTTTTCAAGTGATTTACCGCTTGTATCTATTTCACGCTGATAAACTACTGCATTGTATTCTTTTAACTGATTATCGCTTAATATATCTAAATCAGGGAAAACATCACACTTAAACTCGATGCTATCACTTATTTTTGAGAATGGTACAAATAACCGATGAAATGAAAGTCCGTTTAATTTCTGTAAGTTACATTTGATTGCGATTTTTATCATGTTCTAATTTTAGTTTATCTTTAATTTGCTTAATATCGTAAAATATTGTCTGATAAGGTATCTTTGTTTTTCGTGCTACTTTTTGAAGTGATCCGAGTTCTAAGTATATTTTGAAAAGATTAATTTCGTAATATTCAAATTCTGTTTTTGGGTTTTTGTCTATAAAGTTATAAGCTACAGTAAAATCAATTTCTTCAATACTTTCATCTTCGACCTCATAATCTAACCACTCCCAAAACTCAAGATTCTTATTTATGTATTTCTTTTTAAACTTATTAGAATGCCATGTTCTCCAAACAACCGCTGCAAAAAAGTGTTCTAAGTTTCGTATTTCAGCAAAGTTAATTTTCTTTTCGATTATTATTAAAATAGCTTCCTGATGCAAATCATCCGCTAAATGTGAGTTGTGGCAAACATTATTCGTTATTTTTTTATATTTTTTGTCTTTTATTAGTTGCTCAATCACTTATGCAAAAGTAAAGCAAATAATAACATAATAGCAAACAAAATAAATTGATAATCTGTTTTTTTCATTATTATATATAATTTAATAACTCATTAATCATATCAGTTTCATTTCTAAATTCTTTTGCAAAAATTGTTTTATACTCTTGTCTATGAGAATGTTGGTGGTGCAATGGATAATAATCATCTTTATAATCTGTATTATAATTTTTTCTACATTTATAACAATATTCAATACATTTAATTAATTGAATATAATATACTGAATGCCATCCATATCCATTTATAGAATCTTGATATCCAACTAATAATTTAATTTGAATTTCTTTTTTACTAAGAATAATTAAAATATCACTTAAAGTTATTTCTGTTTTTTTCATATAAGGCGAATTTTTATAGCGCAAATAAGTAAGTTATGCTTCAATTTGCTTTATAACTTGTTTTTCTAATTGATTTAACTCTTCGGTTGTTAGGTTATCAATTATATTTACTCCATTGCTTAATACTTCGTATATCTCAAATTCTGAAGGTATGTAAGGATAACCGATGTCTCCATTACTATATGAGCAATAACTTTGCTCTTTGTAGTATTCGCCTATTATTTCTAAGTTATTTATTTGGTGTTTCATTTAATTTGGCTTTTAAGATTTTAATATATAAATCGTAATTAAATTGTTGTCTGACTGAGTTTTCAGTTTTCTCGCTCCAGAATTGTAAGCAAGTCATTAAATTAAATTTCATTTGGGTCATGGAAGGTTAATATGTTTAAAATATCTTCGGTTATTGCGTTTGCCATTTTTTGCAAGTTATTAGATATTTCTACCTCGGTAAACATGGTAAGTCGCTCTCTTATTGTCTCGTATTGCGGAGGGGTATCATAATCCCCTACTTCAACTAATCTATCGCATATAAACTTGTTATACTCGCAAGTGATTACACATTTGTTGTCTCTAATGTAAGAATCCCATCTTAACTCTAAAAGAGGGTCTAAATAGCTGTTTTGTTTGTACATGGCTACTACGCCCTGAATAAAACCTGAAAATACGTCTTTGTTCATTGTGTTTAGTTTTTATTTGTTATTAATT